GTTCCTCCATTCCACCCGTGCTTGGCATTTGCCAAGCGACCCACTTCCGCACATACTTGTGACTGGAAGCGGAATACCCACTAGTACTGACGACCTGAGTTTCACGCTCGGGTCCACGTGGACACCCCCGGATGGGGGCAATCACGTGCGGGTTGGCTGCCTCTAGATTTGCTTTGCGCAAATACCAGAGGAAGAGGGAACGAGAGTCCTCACATTCAACTGTAACATTCTTACGAATGTATACTTTTGAAGCTTGGATCCTATCTCCTCTCTTCTTGTGCCAATTCCTTATCAGTCCTCTGCTATACGAGTGATGGGGGTGTATATGTACACCGGCCATCGAATCGTAACTCACAGGGCACAATGGAAGCTTATTCTCCGTAATGAAATTACGGAGGTAAGACCAAAGTGTACCATGAGGGGATACTTTCACCAATCCGTTCACGTTATGGCACGCAAGGGGTTTATCCCAAGGTGCCGTAGAACGGATGTAAAAAGGTGTGATATCCTGCCCTAAGTAATAATCTTTTCCGCATGACTCCCTAAAGGGGCCATCGGTATAAGATTTATCAACATTAGGGACAAAGCCGAGGAACTTTAGCAGTCGGTAGAGATTCGGAGCTAGCTCGGTTTCGATCGTTAGATCGTCCCCGTAGGCTATTCCTCTCTTACTACCTACCGCATAAAGTAAACTAGCAAATATCAACGTCTCAAGCGCAAAAGTCGCCCCGTTTCCCATAGAGGAAAACTTGGCATACCGATGCGTTTTACCGTTTAATCGGTAAAAGGAACAACGAATATCACTAAGGTAATTGAGCCATGGGATAGGCAAAAGCCATTCCACAGCTCGAAGTGATAGCGTGTCCGACGCCATACTAAGATCAATCGTGGCCAGAAGGCCCGTTTCTGATCCGTACTTGGCGTGACGTTGATTTTCGGCCTGAGAAGACAAATCGATACTACGCATCTCGCGTAGTCGGTCCTTCGCATATGCGTCGAAAGCAAGCTGGAACGGAACGTTACCAGCCGGCTCACAGGCGATAGTGCGATGGGTCTTCCAAGACTTGGGTACTAGTTCCACTCGATTCCAATGAACGTACTTCGGCTTCGGGACAGCATAACCAAAATATTTGGTCGCGGCCCTAAAGTACGGAGCACAATTTGGCGTGCAGCTTACCCACCTTTCTAATTTCTGGAAAGGCAAGGAGCTGGATCGAGGGGTAGTGGCAGTTGCGCCGCTAGTAACTCTAAGCATATCCTGAATGGATGATGCAAAGTCACTAATAGGACCAAGAGTGCTA